GGACGCGCGCGACCGAGGCCGAGGCGAAGCTCGCCGAGCGCGAGGACGCCGACAAAACCGAGGTCGAGCGGCTGACCGATCGGGCCGCGGCCGCCGAAAGGGCGGTCGAGGACGCCGAGCAGCGCGCGGCCGACGCCGAGCTCAAGTTGCTCCGGTTCGAGGTCGCCGCCGAGGCCGGGCTCGACCCGGCCGCGGTCCAGTTCCTGACCGGCTCGAGCCGCGAGGAGCTCGAGCATCGCGCGGACGAGCTCGCGAAGTTGTTGACGGAGAAGGGCAAGCCGACCGCCGGCGGTTTCGACGGCGGCGCGCGCGGGACCGCGCCCGACAAGGGCACGCCCGAGCAAGAGCACAACCGGCTTTTGCTCGAGGCGCTCGGTCGGTCGCCGCGCAGGACCTGACCCGCGAGCCCTAAGGAGGGGCGTCGATGGCAAACCAAATCCCGCTCCGCGAATCGCCGCTCTCGGCCGGCGGCTACCTACTGCCGGTCGAGCAGGGCGACATTCTCACGAACGGCATGCTGCAAGAGGCCGGCGCGATCGCGCTCGCCGGCGACAAGCGCGCGACGTCGGCGACCAAAACGCAGTTCACGATATGGCTCGGCACGCCGACGGCCGGCTTCGTGGGCGAGGGCGCCGCGAAGCCCGTGACCGGCGCCGAGTTCGGTCAAACGGTCATGAACGTCAAGAAGGTCGCCTCGATCGTCCTGTTCACGGACGAAATGATCGAGGACGTCCAGGCCGGCGACCTCAACGTCCTCGTCGACTCGGGCGTCCGCTCGGCGATCAACGACGTCATCGACGCGCACGCGATCGGCAAGGACTCGGGCGTCGACATTACGACGGCGTTCGACACGGCGCTACGCGCGACGACGGCGTCGGTCGAGTACGACCAAACCAAGGCCGACGGGCTACAGCTCGCGATTTCCAAGGCGATGGGCATTCTCGAGGCGAACGGCTACGGCGATCAGGGCTCGATGGGCGTCCTGACCGGCTTCGGCTTCGCGCAGCTCATCCGCGACGCCCGCTCGACGGTCGACCCGACGGTCCAGGTCTACACGGCCGGCCGCGACCCGCTCTACGGGCTCGCGTCGTTCACGTCGACCAACCTCAACAACGCAGCCGACGCCGCCGCGGCGACCAACGTGCTCGGCTTCGTCGTCCACCGGCCGAACCTCCACGTCCGCGTGCGCAAGGACGTCACGGTGTCGACGTCGACCGAGGCGACCGTCAACGACGGGACCGCCGATCGCAAGTTGTTCCAAGAGGACCTGACCGCCGTCCGGTATGAGACTCGGCTCGCGTTCATGGTCCATGACCTCAACCGCGCCGTCGTCAAGATCATCAACGCGGCCTAACCGAAGGGGGGATCATGGGAGTCATCGCCGAGGACGGGACGACCGTTTCGCGCGACGCGCAGCACGCGACCTACGCGCCGGCGGCCGAGGACAAGGACGCCGGCTACCCGCCGCCCGGCCCGGGCGTCGAGCAAACGCTCGGCGTCCCGACCGAGAGCGGGACCACGTCGTCGACACGCTCGAGCAAAACCTCGAGCTCGAGCTCGAGCTAATGCCGCTGCCCGAGAGCTCGCGCACGCGCGTCCAGGCGCCCGCGTGCGCGGGCGTCGGGCTCGTGTTCGAGGACCGCGTCGCCGAGCCGTCATGGCCCGCGGACTGGTGGCAGCGCAACTACGACGCCGAGCTCGACGCGCCCGACCCCGTCCCGCTGACCGAGCGCGAGCAGCACGTCCCGCCGGCGCCCGAGGTCACGCCGTGAGCACGCCGGCGACGCCGGGCCGGCCGAGCGTCGACGACGTCGCGCGCTGGATTCGGACGCGAACCAAGGACGACCAAATGCGCGAGGTCGGCACCTTCGACGACGCGACCCGGCCGACCGACGTGCAGGTCGAGGGGCATATCGACGACTCGCTCGCGATCGTCGGGCTCGAGCTCCCGGCGCTCGACAACCCGGCGCTAACCGGGCTACTGCCGGCCGTCGCGACGGTCGTCGCGCTCGGCGCCGCCTGCGCGATCGAAAAGGCGTACTGGCCCGAGCAGTACCGGACGGACCGCTCGAACTACTCGGTCCTCAAACAAGAATACGACGACGCGCTCGAGTCACTCGCCGAGCAGGCCAAGGCGGCGGCCGGCGGCGGGACCGAGTACGCCGCCGGCTGGGCGTCGGTCCCGATCGGCTCATGGACGTCGATCGAATGAGCCCGGCGCCGTCAAGCGTGAGCATCGAGCAGCACGGCGCCGCGCAGGCCGCGGTCGACCTGCGCGAGCTCGGCGACCGCGGCTCGGACATTCGCCGAGTGTCCGAGAAAGTCCGGCGCGTCTACCGCGACTCGAACGAGCGCCGGTTTGCGACGCAGGGGCTCGGCTCATGGCCGTCGCTCGCCGACTCGACCGACGATCGCAAGGCCCGCGAGGGCGCCGACGTCCGGCCGATGCGGCGGTCGGGCGCGCTCTACCGGGCGCTCACGTCGGCTCGAGCCAACGACCAAATCGACGTTCGCGAGCGGACCGAGTTCCGGTTCGGGACGACGCTGCCGTATGCCGGCTACCACGACAGCGGGACCGGCGGCGAGAAACGACGCGAGCTCGTCGAGCTGACGCCGGCCGAGCGCCGACAGGTCGACGAGCTCATCGAGGCGTGGATCGCGAGGTCGCGCGCATGAGCGTCACGGCGCCGGCCTCGATCTTCGGCCCGCTCGTCACCGGGCACGACGTCGAGCAGGCGGTCCTCTCGACACTGCGCAAGTGGTCGGGCACCTACATCGCCGAGGCCGAGGACGCGCACGGGATCACGCGATGCTCGCTCGAGCGCGTGCGCGCATGGGTCATCGGGCCGACGCTCGACAAGTGGCCCGAGGACCAGCTACCGGCCGTCGTCATCGCGTCGCCCGGGCTCGCCCCGCCGCCGAGGCGCAACGGCGAGGGCTACTACCGGGCGACGTGGCGCATCGAGCTCGGCGTCGTTTGCGCGGCGCGAACGCAGGCGAGGTCGCGCGAGCTCTCGGCGCTCTACCTGCGGGCGCATATGGCGATCGTCGCGCAAAAGCAGTCGCTCGAGAGCTTCGCCGACGGCGTCGCATGGCTCGATGAGAGCTATACGCAGCTCGACTACGACGACGTGCGCTCGCTCTACTCGGGCTCGGCCGTGTTCGCGATCGACGTCGAGGACGTGCTCTCGACCGACGCCGGCCCGACCGAGCCGGACCCGCAAGCCGACGAATGCGTCCCTTGGGCCCCGTGGCCGCTCGTCTAAACCTACGACGTCGACGTCGACAACTACGTCGTCGACGAGCCACTCGGCGGCCCGCACAAGCCGCCGCCCCTGCCGCCGCCGCCGCCGGGCTCGAGCGCAACGGGCGCCGTCGCCGGCGAGCCCGGCTACTTCACGCCGGCCGGCTGCACGATCCCGGCGACGCTCGACGAGCTCGTCAACGCGCAACCGCCGATCGTCGCGTCGCCGGCCGGCGCTTGGGGCTCGTTCGAGTACGTCGAGCTCGGCGACTCGGCCGCCGGCGCCGGGACCGGCGCGACGTGGTTCGGCGACCACTGGGGCAAGTACCCGCCGTGGTGACCATCGACGAAAGGAGGCCGCCATGCGGCCCGGAGTAGACGTTATTTCGAGGGCGCTGCCGCCGCCGCGGTCGGCGCCGACCGACACGGGCGTCGCGTTCATCATCGGCGCGACGCCGCCCGGCGTTACGCCGGCGCCGCCCGACGTCGAGCTCGTCCGCTCGATGACCGAGTTCGTCGCGACGTTCGGCGACCGCTCGGCCGTCGCCGGCGAGCAGGCAACCTACGACGCCGCCGACGCCTATTTCCACGAGGGCGGCGCCAAGCTCTACGTCGCCCGCTCGAACCCCGGGACGATGGTCACGCTCTCGAGCGCGCTGCCGGCGCATGACGAGCTCGAGCGCATGACCCGCGCGGAGCTCGACGCGCTCGCGACCGACCGAGGCATCGACCCGGCGCAGTTCGCGACCAAGGCCGACGTGCTCGCCGCGCTCGAGGCGCCGGCCTTGCAGGTCGCCGATCCCGGCATCGCGTCGGCGCTCGCGAACCTGACCAAGGACCTCGGGCCCGGGCAGGTCCTCATCGCCGACGCGACGCTCGCTTCGGACGTGTCGAACCAGTCGGCGCTACTCGCGCATGCGGTCGCGTGCAACCGCGTCGCGCTGCTCTCATGCGCCGACGGCAACGCCGCCGCGCTCGAGGCGGCGGGCCAGGCGCTGCAAACCGACGCGAACGCCCGCTATGGCGCGCTGTTCGCACCGACGGCGGTCGCGCCCGGCGTCGTCGCCGGCACGACGAGGACCATCCCCTACGCCGCCGTCGAGGCCGGCATCATCGCCCGCAACGACGCCGGCGGCTACTCGCCGAACGTCCCGGCCGCCGGCGAGCTCGGTCAAACCGTATGGGCGCTCGACGTCAACGGTCGCTACACGGACCTCGAGTATCAGGACCTCAACGAGGCCTCGGTCAACATGGCTCGGCTCATCTACGGCGGCGTCCGCACCTACGGCTACCGCTCATGCGTCGACCCGGACGCCTCGCCGCAGTGGCGCATGTTCGGGTGGTGCCGCCTGAATATGGCGATCGTCGCCGAGGCCGAGGCGATCGGCGAGCGGTACGTCTTCCGTCAGCTCGACGGGCAGGGGCACACGCTCGCCGAGTTCGGCGGCGAGCTCTCGGCGATGCTCGCGCCCTACTTCGAGAGCGGCTCGCTCTACGGCCGGACCGCCGAGGAGGCCTACGACGTCGACGTCGGCTCGAGCGTCAACACGCCCGAAACGATCGCGAACGGCGAGCTACACGCCGTCATTTCGGTCCGCATGAGCCCGGATGCCGAGTGGGTCGTCATCGAAATCGTCAAGGTCGCCTCGAATCAGGCGCTACCCGCGACCGCCACGTCGGCGCTCGCCGCATAACGAGAGGGGGAAGCAACGATGCGCAAGGACCAGCATCGCATTACCGTCGTCGTCGACGGTTTCAACACGGGCGTATGGGACGTCATGACCGGCGGCGAGGCCGATACCGACGAGCTGACCTACAAGCCCGGCGGCATGGCGCCGCCGATTTCGCTCGGCGGCATCGTCACGCTCGGGCAGCTCGTCATTTCCCGCATCTACAAGCTCGAGCGCGACCACGGCCGCGCGCGCTGGCTCATGGACCGCGTCGGGACGGCCGACGTCGTCGTCAACAAAATCGTCCTGCAGCCGGACAAAACGACGTTCGGGAAGCCGATCGTTTGGCGCGGCAAGCTCAAGCGATGCACGCTGCCCGAGGTCGACTCGCAGTCGACCGACGCAGCCATCATCGAGCTCGAGGTCACGCCTCAGGGCGGCGTGAGCTAATGGGCTCGCCCGAGCGCGAGCCCTACCCGAGCGTCGTCGAGCTCGACGCGCTCGACGACGCCGACTTCGAGCCGGACGCCGAACCGCTCGAGGCCGAGCCGGCGATCGCCGGCGCGAGCGTCATCGACGCGATCAAGGCGGCGCGCGCGCGCGTCGGCGCCGACCGGCACTTCGACCATCCCGTCCCCGGGACCTACGGGCTGCTCGTCCTACGGTTCGGCTCGGTCACGCCGTCGCAGCAAACCGACCTGTCCAACCGGATCGTCGCGTCGCGAGGCCGGCAGCTACCAAACGCGAACCTCGACACGCTCGTCGCCGCCTACCGATGCGCGCTCGGCCGGGTGCACGTCGACGACGAGCTCGCCGTCATCACGGGCGACGCCGGCGAACCGGCGAGCCTCAAGGAGCTCGTCGTCATCCTCGGCGGCGAGCCGCCGCCGTCGACTCGAGCCGCGCTTCGGCTGCTATTCGCCGGCGCTAACTCGGCCGAAATCGCGTTGCAAACGCTCGGCAACGAATGGAACGAGTGGGCGTCGGGCGAGAGCGAGGAGGCGGCCGAGCTCATGGGGGAATCCTGACCGGCGACGGCCCGCTCGCCGTCGCGATCGACAAGGCCGCGACGATGGCCGTGCTCGGCCTGCCCGCATGGCGCTACCTGACGACCGACGACCCGGACGAGCGGCTCGCGCTCGACGCCGTCCATCAGCGAGCGGTCGCGCTCGTCAACCGGATCAACGGGGCCCGCTGAGTGGCTGACGTCGTCGAAATCGTGCTCGCGCTGCGCAACGTCGCCGGCTTCGTCCAGGGCGCCGGGCAGGCGTCGGGCGCCATCGGCAAGGTCGG